CCCTTAATTCGATGGGACCCCAACGAATTGGCGACCGCTCTTCGTGTGGCCTCCTCCGGCCAATCAGAACGCCACACATCAACAGATAAAGCCCAAGCCAAAAACGGCAACGCATCAAGCGGACATTCCCACGGATTCCACAACTTGGCGGTGGGAATTTCAACGTCATCAATGCGAGCTAACGCCACATCTAAATCACGCTCAAGCTCAGACAAGTGCGCCGGTAACAGGCTGGACTTTTCCGTCATGCGTAGCCCCCAATCGTGACCGTTAAGGATTCACAGAACGGCGCTTGTTGCTTGGTACAAATCACGTCACCCCAACCAACCAGGTGGACCTCTTCGACTCCCTCGACCGTCAGTACGGCATGGAGTCCAGATTCCACCACGCGCCCCTTGAGCGCCCGCTTTAGCTCCACATAAGCAGCGGCAGCATTTTCAGCGGTCTGCCGGACCAGTTCCGGATCAGGTCCGGCTTTGAGTACCAGCTGAGCGGTGACGTCATAACGCACCACGCTGGCCGCATTCACTCGCACCCAATCGGTTAATGGTCGGCGTGGCTCCAGGTAAGTGGTCACGCTATTGATGACCTCATCCGTTGGCACCCCGTCTCCCTCATAGCTCAGGATATAAAGGTCAACCTCGACCGGAGCCGGTGAATCGACCGCCACATCCTTGACCAAGGGGTGAGCGCTTCGGGCGTGGAATTTATATCCCTCGTCCGGTCCCGCCACGGATAAGCCTTCCGGCGAGGCTTGAAGCCTTGCCCGATAGTCATCATCGAGTTCACCATCGAGGCGAACCACCGGCGAACCGTCCGGGTGTTGATAGTAGGTCACACCGATGTGATCAAGCTGCGCCCCTCGGGCATAAGCCAGCATCACACCACGGGCCTGTTCGTTGGCATCCTGCCGGAGCAGTGCCTCACGATATGACCCAGCCAGGGCGACCCGATACGCGGGATCGGATGGACTGGCGTTCTCGATGCCCGCCTTTTGGGCGACCTCGACTAAAATCTCTTCATAATCGACTTGCTTCACCACATCGAGCGGCGGCAGCAATGCCAGGTTGATGCCTTCCATATTTACCTCAATGACTAGACGCCCCGTCTAACTTAATTCGATTCCATCAAGCTCAATCGCTGAACCAGTGGGCAGATATACCCCTGTCAAACTGATCTCGATGTTGCTGTCCGAAATGCGCTCCATACGCATCTCAGTGAGCTGAAAGTCATCCAGCCCGTTGGCTGGGTTGTTAATGGCCTCGGCCAGGCGAATATAAGCATCCATCTGAAAGCGTGAATCGACATTGTGATCGACCATTTCAAACATGCGCGACCCAAAGTCACGACGCCCGACAATGGTGGTCAGTGGTGTGTTTATTACATCACTGAGCCGTTGCCGTAGATAAGGGATGCCGGTCATCACCTCACCGGTGGCGGCGTTCATTCCTGTTTTCATGGTTGCGTTAATTCTTTATTTCGTTAATTAGCGAACACGTTACCGCTACCCGCAGCAACAGCCGAACCACAATCCACCGCGTCGCCAACCCTGACCACAGCTTTACCATTGGCAAACACCGTTGATGATCCCGAGGCTGCCGAGCCACCGTGACAGCTAGGCGATGGGTCACAATGCACACCCCAGCCATCACCGACTCGGTGAATGGGTATGCCATTGACAAACACGTCACCGCTGCCAGAGGTTGAGTTTCGGGGTGGAAAGGCTCCGTGTCCGGTACAGCCATCACCCTGGCGACTAACTGCTGGCATGGTTCATATACTCCAGTAACTTGCCTCGGCCTCCGCTGTAGTCATGCAAGACAATGCACTCCCACGAATTGGCGTCCGTCATTTCTGTTTCTAAGCCGGTTAACTCATCTGTGAGCAAGTAATCCACCGACACCGTCAGGGTATAAACTTGCTTAGGGTTGCCACTGGGCCGGAACTCGACCAGGTCTTTCCCTGGCGGCAGTTCATCCCAAGACAGCACCCGCTTGATGTCGCCCCCGTCCCGATAATCTATAAACTGGATAGGGAACAAGCCGGACAGCATCGGCACAACCACACGAACCCCATCCAGCGAACTGGATACCAGGAAGTAACCCGGAGGCGGTTCGGGCGTCAGTGTCCACTGATAGGCCACTATCTCCGCGCCGACTTCGGTGTAACTGCACAGATAATCCAGCCCCGTGGCCGTGTCCTTTTCTTGGAACAGCTCGGGCGTTGTTGGGGTCCACGTCATTAGTTAAAGTCGATCCTACTGGCTGACAGCTTGATATTGCCGCTTGCGTTTAAATCCATATTCCCACCGGAATCGAGCTTCATATCACTGGCCGATTTGACGGTCAGGGTCTGCTCGGTTTCCACGGTTATCGATCCTTTTGCTTTGGCTGTGACTGCGCCGTCAGCGGTGACAGTGACATCACCTTTATTGATCACGGTGAGCTTAGAGTCAGCTCGGTTGTGGCTGATTTCCGACCCCTCACCAAACTGAACCAGAAACAGCTCCGGGTCATCGGATGGCGCTGGAAAGCCGCTGTGATAGCTGCCTGGGTAAATCTCACCCAGTACCAGGTCGCCCTCGCTGATCACGGTGACGCCCTCGCCCACTTCTGGCACCCACCACACAATGGCCTTGCCGGTGCGGATGGGTTTCCAAGGTAGCCAGCCCGTTGCTAAGCCCTCGCCATATTCAACCTTGGCCAAGGCTTTGCTGGGGTCCACTTCTTTGATTTTTCCCCGCACCACCATTTGACCGACCCGCCGCTCCAGCTCTTCAATGCGCTGAAATAGCTCTCGGATTTGGTCAGTCATCGGTTATTTCCCAATACTTATCTTCATGGGCTGCGCCAATGTCGGGCGCCTCCCCCACATAAACATCGGTCGGCAGAAAATCAGCATCCTGCCAAACCTCACCGAGGTGGATGGTTTGTTCCCACGTCACCACCCAGCTCTCGAAACCTTTATCATCCGGTTTGAACATGCCCGGGAACGCGCTCAGGCGTTCGGGACGTTCGACCGCATCAGCCAAACCCCACTTGTTACCATTGACCACTTGCAGCAACTTGGCGGCAAAGTTGCGGATCTCCAATTCGACCCGCTCAGTTTTAACACTCAGACAACAATGGGCGGCGAACTCAACCGTCACCGGTAAACGACCATCACCCATCTTGCGCCCGGGTTTCATTTCCACCGCTTCAATCAACACCGCCGGGGTGGTGATGGTGTCTCGGGTGGTTGGGTCATAAGATTTGACGGTCTGAAGCATCGACATACTGGCTTTGATGGCCTCGGTCATTGCATCATGCAGGGCGGTTAAATCGCCTTGTGTTTCGCTCATTGCTTCGCCCCTTCATGGTTAACGGCGTAATTCAGTTCTTGCTCCAGGACAACACCAAAGCGGTCAGAGGCGCGTCGCTGATAACGACGAAATATTTCACCGGCGACCGACTCAATATCCACCGCAACCCGCATCACTGGGAAACGTCCGCCATTGCCATCGGAGGAAAGCCAGTCGGACGATGAGCCTTTACGGCGACCGCTCCAGCTGGGTAAATCCAGCCCTAGCGCCGCCGCTCGGCGTTTACGAATCCACACCGCTGGGCCATCACCATAAACATCACGGTAAAACGCCCCGGGATATTTACGCTTGCCCACGGTGATCCCTGCTCGGGTTTGCCGTGGTCGGCCCAGCATTTCAGCCGCAAGCGGCGCGACACCCAACCAGAGGATATGCACCTGGTCCATACCGGTGCCGATCACATGATTGGTTAATCGCTGCTTAAAGGCTTTTTGCGGAATGCCAAGCGCTTGAGCAACCTCACGGGCGACGCGGGAACGCAGCCAGCGAATGGTCTTTTTAATCGCTCGGTTAGCGGCCTTGGTTAACTGCTCGGGCGTGGCTTCAATTGCCGCCGTGGCTCGGGTGATTTCCTGGGCAAAGTTCAGCTGTAGACTAACGCCAGGTTGAGCCATCTTTTTGATCTCCTATGCCAGGCACCGAGTCAGGACACTGCACCCCTTTGGATAGAAAAATCTTGGTACATCCGTGACTGTCATCTTCATGGTCAGCGGCGTAATACTCGACCCCGCCGATGATGATGCGCCACTCTTTACACAAGCCTGGCACGTCGTCAGTGATGACGGTCAGGGTTGCCTGGCGCTGCTTGAACACCAGGCCACCATCCCGCCCCTTGAGTAGCCGATCCCCTTCAGGATTGGAAAACACCCCAAGCGGAGCCGGGTCAAGCCGCACCCCGTTGGCCGTCACCATCGTGATCGGCTGACCTAACCGCCGGACTATCCGGCGGCTGGCTCGTTGGAACGGGTCACGCATGGTTACGCCTTAATCGTCAGGCGACGAACCGCAAGCGGGTTAGTACAGATATTGATCACGTTTGACTGTGATTCAATGTCCACGCCTTTACCCATGCGTTTCGGCTCTGATTTGCTGTAGTAAGGCAAGCCGATGGTGTTCACTGTTTCGTTGTAGTTCGCCGGAGCGAAGCGAGTCAGGAACAGCTTAGGCTTATCTGTTGGGAACAGACGCGCCTCACCTTCAGGAATGATTAACTTGCCGTTGATGTCATCTTCGTACTGCTCCCACACGACACCTTGCCATTCCACACCACCGCTCACATCGTTACGCAGTGCCGCACCTTCCTGAGAGCGTTCAAACGCTTTGACAAAATCGTCGTTATCCATCAGCTGGGCGAAGTAGGTTTCAGAACAAAGGGCATGATAACGGCGGCCTTTCACGCCTTTTTGATTCTTCTTCGAGTCCGTTTTCGCTTTCAAGATCTGCGAGCGAAGCGGCTTAGTGAAATCAATTTCGTTTGTCACCTGTGACGGTGTAATGCCAAAGGTTGAATGTAAATCAACAATCGTATTGCCTTTAGCGCCCAGCACTTTGCCGGTTAATGCGCCCGCTCGGAAATATTCGATTGTTGCATCCAAGCTCATGCGGTGATCTTCGTGCTTATCAGCGATTAGGGTGTCCAGCTGCTCCAGCTCGGACTCGCTGCCAAAGGCGCGAACATTTTGGATGTCGTCAGCGTAGATGCTCGCCTCAAGTGGCAAATGCACCGCTGTAAAAGTAAACATTTTACGTTCACGATCTTCGGTGTGAGTACCATCCGCGCCGCGCTCTTTCTCTGGCACGATGATGATTTCACCGTCTTTAAATTCCACTGACATGGTTGTGGTGCGGATGCCGCGCTCTTCAAAGATGCCCAGCTCTGCGATTCGCATCGGTGGCAAATCAACATTGTTGATTGAGGCGGTCAGGTTGCTAACCGTGAACTTTTCGGACTCTAACGCTTGTTGAAGTTCCATAAATCTAAATCTCTTCTTTCAAATTGAGGACGAAAAAAAGCGGCCCTATTGGGAGCCGCTTTAGTCGAATGGGTGAATGGTTAGCGAGGAACGACGTTCAGCGCGACCAGTTCAGCGATAAATTCCGCTTTGCGTGGTTCGGTAATGCCATCAGGCCAAACCAATTTGTCAGCACGGACCGCACAAACGCGAGTGTGTGCCAGGCCGTTCTTATCTTCCGTGGACGCATCCACATCACCGAACAGCACCGCTTTGGCTTCCGCACCAAAGGCGGCGGCATCATCCAGATCCAACTTGACGTATTTGGTGCCATCGGCAGAAATGCCCAGCACTTCGCCACTGACAAAGTTGCCACCGGTCAGAACGATGCTGTCTTTTGATACGCCTTTCATTTCACTGATAAGGTGGGCGCTTACGCGACCCGGTTGGTTAAATACTTCGGTCATGGTGTCCCCATCCGTTACTTAGTGTTGCCCTGGCGCTTGGCGTAAATGTCTTTTGCACTGAGCGCCGCCGGTTTATCTCCAGCTCCATCAACTACATGACGCGAGCCGTCGCTAGATTCATCACTGGCCGCTTTGGTTTCATGGATGGCTTGCCCTACCAGCTTGATAGGATCATCCAAATGCGCCACCAAAGCCTCAAAACTGCCAGACAGTCCCGCAGCGGATAGCGTATCTTTTAGCGAGCTGGCCGCTTTGATTTGCGCTTCCGCTTGTGCTTTGGTTACGCCGTCTTTCAATAAGCTGGCAGACAGCGCAGGAATACCCGCATCGGCGCAAGCCTTAGCAATCACACCCGCCGCACTGAGCGCCGATTCTGGTGGCTTGCCCTGGATAGCTTCCAACACATCAGGACGCTGCTCAGTTAATGCGGAAACCACATCCGACGCGCTCATTTGTTCGGTGCCCGGTAGGGTCAGCGTGACCTGATCATCACCACCCGAGGCGTTATTTTTACTCTCTTTACTCATTGGTTTTTTACCACCTTTCAATTCGGCGATGACGCCTTCCAGACTACCCAAACGGGTGGCCATACCTTTATCAACCGCGTTTTGTCCGATAAGGATTCCACCACGGCCAAATTCTTTCAGCACCGTGTCACGCTCTACCGCCATATTGCGGGCGACTCGGTCGATGAACACATCGGCCAATTCATCCAGGCGTGACTGGTACGCTTCCCGCCCCTCTTTGCTGCCCGGGTCTAATCGCTTGTTAGGCGACTGACTGGAAACAATCTCCAGGGTTTCCACGTCCTCGCTGTCCTTGGTGCGTTTGATGGTCATCACCACACCAATGGACCCAAGGCGAGCCGTGGCATCGATCACCACTTCATCGGCTGCCGTGGCGACCCAATACGCTGCCGACGCACCGTCACCGCCCACATAGGCGATCACCGGCTTTTTGCCTCGGCCCTGATAAATCATTTCTGCCAGTTCGTGGATACCGTTGGCATCCCCGCCAGGCGAGTCGATGTTCAGAACAATGCCGCGAACGGCGGGGTCATCCAATGCTTGGGTGAAGTCTTTGGCCAGCATCTGAGTGGACGTTCCGCCACAAATGGCATGGAATAAACTAGAGTAGCGACTGATCACCCCACTGACGTGGATAACCGCGACACCACCCTCGCGCAGCTCCATGCTTGGCGTGAGTGAGCGACCGGATTTCCCTTCCAGGGCTTCCGGTTGCTGATCGAATACATCCCCCAATTCATCAGCGGAAAACTGACGATTAGCGATGTCACCCATCAAGGTGAGCAGCGACTGATCCAGCGCCCACATGCGTGACATCAGGTAATTGAGCGCGAACTGTTTTTTCATTCGTCACTGGCTCCTGTTGTTTCTGGTGTGGAGAAAATACCCGCCATATCGCCGGGGTTCTCGACACCTTCTTCTGTGCAAATTTGCTCCCAACGCTTCAGCGCCTTAGCGTTGCGCCTCATGTTGTCCTCAAGATCACGACCATATTCGGCGGCCTCGGCTTCGACGTTGGACGCCTGGCTGTTAATGGCTTTGATTCGAGCGTTGATGTCCTGCTCTGGGTGCAAGTGTTTCCACGCATCCGGACGAATATCGAGCGCCAACCAAGGCCACGGGTTTTCTGCAAAACCTGGAGCGCTGAGCTTGCCGGTTAAAATGGCGTCCTCAACCACCCAGCGCCAAATCCCAAAGGCCACTTGAAAGCCTGAGAGGTTGGTCTGGTCAAAGCTGATCCCGCGTCGGTATTCGTTCATAAACGCCCGAACCAGTCGGTCATTCAATCCCGACCAGTCACCGGTCAGCATTGGGTGAGGCAACTCTTGACCAGCGGCCATCATTAACGATTGCCAGCGCACATAGTCTTTGTAACCTTGCCCCGTGTCGTCCCCGTCGAATAGATCCAGCTTTTCACCTGGCACACCGCGCAACATGGTGCCCGCTGAAACGCTTTGCGACGCTGGGGCCGCTTCACTTTCCCCTGGGTACATTTCTTTGCCGGTGTGCGGGTCGAACTCCCAATCCGCCTCACCAAAACTTTCACGATATAAAAAGCCCGTGAATGCGCTGCGCTCTTTCTTGCGGACCAGTTCCGCGTCGTCATATTCGTGGAACGTGCGATCTTTTAGCAGTGCCGCCGAGGTGCCAGGCTCACCACGCACCTGACCCGGACGGGTCGGCATATAGTGATGAATGACATCCCGAGCCGGTACTCGTTCCAGTTGGTTCAGGCTGACGCTATCGAGGCCGTCATCTGGGTGCGCTTTGTAAAACCAATACGCCACTTTGAGCTTGCCGTGGAACTCCACCCCCTGGACGATGCGGCGGGTCTTACTGATCCGCTTGTTCAAATCCATCGGGCACAGGTCCGACTCCAACAGCTCCACCTGAGTCGGCACGGCTAACCCTGCCGATAAGCGACGACGCAAACGACGGACAAACACCTCGCCCGACATCCGGCGCGACATCACCCCAAGGTGAACCAAACCGCCAAAGTTCAGATCGCCCCACGGGTCGAGCTGCATGGTGACGATTTTCCAAAGCTGATTAAGCTCATGGCGAAAGTCGTCATCCTTGGCGGTACTCAATAACGTGAAGCCCTTGCCGACTTCACTGGTTGTGTTCTTATTAATGGCCGAACGCAGCAATAAGCTGTTTCGGTATCCGGCCCGGGTTCGATTGCGAAGCGGTTTTCCAGCACTGGCCAGTGCCCGGTTCGGACCGGTTGACGGTGCATTCCATCCGCCAGAACGTGGCGCACGGGTCGCGCCTTCATACGGTTGCGAGGCTCGCAATGGGCGGCCATCCAGTCCGATAATCGCCTTCATCGAATCCCCCTATCCACTCGGGTCACTATCCCGCTTAACGGATTACTGACCGCACCCGACTGCCGAGCCAGTACACGACTGACATGGCGGCGGGCTTTCATCAATTCATCAATCGACCGATAGGTCACTTCGCGCCCGTCGATTTTCACCGTCAGCTCACCGCAAGCGATAGCCTCATCGAGCGCGTCTAAATCATCTTTGGTTAATGCCATGCTGTTTTATCTTTTCACTAAAGACTCGACCGGCGGCGTCGCCTTTTCGGCGCTTCCACCTGTTGATCTTGATGGGTTAACAGCTCGGCGCTTTCATCAATCGGCACCGCCCACAAGGGTGGGTTTTCCCAGTTGATTCGATCCGCCTTGCGCTCATAAATCGCCGCCCAGTTGTAAACAAACAAGTCGAACGCTTCGTTCCTGGCGTTGCTGCTTGGTTTCTTCCATTTGCCATCTGGGCCACGCTCTTCAATCGTTAATTCGTCAAAGAACGATTCCGGCAACCAGTCAGGGAAATGGATGTAACGGCGACCCGGTTCCTCACGGGCCAAGGCATTGGCCACGGTGTCCTTGATGCGGTCGGTTAACAATAACCACACCGGCACATCACCCACCGCTCTGGCTTTTCGGTCTGAGCGTTTGGTGTTGTCCGGATAACTCTTATCAATGACCGGCGTTTCTTTACCACCTTGACCACTACGACCTTTGATCAGCATGAAACGACGGGCGAACCCGTCCGTCTTTAGCTTGCGGTAATAGGCATAAGCGGTATCCGTCACACTGGTTTCACCGCCTTTTTTACCCTCACCACCTGAGTCACACGCGGTGAGCATGATCGGCATGTAGCGCCCGGAGTCATCCGCCAGTGGATAGGTTTTCTGGATCACCTTGGTGGTGATCAGCTCCCAATCCTCCACATGGGTGGCGGGACTTACACGAACAAACTTGTCCGGGTCGTCTGGGTGTTGTCGTTTTGATTTCTGGATGGTAAAGCGGTCAATGACCGTACACTCCAGCTCGACACCCCAGCCGATGACCATCACTTCAAAGCGGGCATTCTTACCCCCTTGAACGTCAATGGCCGCCGTTAAGAAACGCACCCACTCCGGCACCTCTTTGACCCCGAGGTCAGTCCGGCGAACCATCAGTTCGTGACTGGTTCGGTCTTGGTCCCGAGGTGGCACAAATGGCCGCCCTTGGTCCGTGTTGACCGTAGTTTGTAAATCGTTCAGCTCGCCCGTGGCTTCAAAGGTGGCCAAGCCCGCCAGGTACTTGTAAACCAGTTCATTCCAGGTCTGGAATGCGGCGGTCGGTCCCTTTTGCCAAAACGATGCGATGCGGGTTTCCCGTGGTTCGCCAATCAGCTGGCCATTAGGGTCAACACTGCACCCTTGCGGCACCCAAACCCCGCCTTTGTTCAGCACATACTTGAGTGATCTCCCCCGCTCCAGGCGGCGATTTTCCTCCAGTAAACTGCCGCAATGCGGGCAGGCCATCAGCACCTCTTTACTGGCCAAAGCGGGATCGCTGATTTCCGTGTCCCATTTGAGCAACTGGAAATCAGGCTCGAACCACTCGCCACATTCCGGACACTGCCAATACAGCAAGCGCCTATCACCGAGGTTATACAGCGATAAGATGCCGTGCGTGGGCGGTGCCTCATGGGGCGAACTGACCCGATGCGTTGGGTCAGTGACATAAAAACCGGGTGAGCTTTCGGCCAGCGTCATGCCGCTGGACATAAAACTCTGCGTCCGTTTGGACGCCTGAAAATAGGTTGAACCATCACCGCCGACGTTCAGCGGTATGCGGTCGTAATCGGTGATCGCCACTCGCTTCCAGGTCGAACTGGCGAAGGTGTTTTTTGACGGCCAACCGATATGTAAAAAGTTGCCCGCCTTGAATCGTTTGTCATGGATGTTGTTGTCGTGCGAGCGAGGCGACAAACAATCGCGCACCTCGGCACAGGCATCGAAACCACGCTCCAGACGTTTGCGGCTATGCTCCGCCGCTTTGCCCTGGCTTATCTGTACCAGGAGAAAATCCGCCGGGTCATTGACAATCGTGTCCATCACCCAGGCATCGACCAATGACACCGACTTCGATGTCCTTGCCGGTCCGGCAAAAATCACCGAGGTGTAACGGCGGGACTTGAGACAGTCCATCGGCTCGTGCATGTAGGGAACCAGATCGCCATCCCAGGGCACCATCGCGTTGCCCATTTCCACATAAAGCAAACGCCGCGCACTTTCTGAAAGCGGCTCACGGTTTGGTGGTTTGATGATCTCGGCGACGTTACGGCGAACCCGCACCGCGCTGGCGTATTCAACTTTGCCCATCCGGCTCCACCTCTTTCACCATGACATAGAGCTGGGCGCGAAAGTTGTCCCCTTCAGTCTCTAATAGTTCCAATTGCTCCGGGGTAAATAAGCCGGTGCGCTCCATCTTGTCCGGTAGGTTTTCAAAGAAAGACACCACCTGACTGAAGCCGTTATATAAATCTTGTCGATGCTCGGTTTCGGGGATCAGCTGTTTGGCGTCGGTCATAAACTTGACCCGCTCGTTCTCAGACTGAAACCACTCTTTGCGAGCTTTGGGCGGCATCTTGTCCGGATCTTGAAAGTCCGGCACATCGGTGCGAGCTTCGCCATCAAATAGCGCTCGCGCCGCCTCTTCTAATGAATAAATAGGGTGGCCGCTGCGCTTTCCGCTTGGCCTGACTCCCGCTTCACGCAGCCGCTTTCTTACGGTGTCGCGGCTGAAATTAAACGCCTCAGCAATGCGGGTAATGTTCCAGCTGTAGGCGTCGTTGATGTTGGTCACTTCTGCCATGCAGACCACTCCACGCTGACGCCCCTAATAAAAGGGTGGCCTCTGGATGCGTTGCTATTGCCCGAAGGCTGGCACTGTGTGCATATCGCTAACTTTGATTCCAGAGGCCAATTCGTAAACCCACCGTGAAGCGCCCTATCTCAGGGCGCATTCGCGCAGGTCATGGATATAATTCACCAACTCGCCCAGGGCTTCCTTGGACAAGATGGCCCCGCCGTCATCCGTCTGGCTCCACTGGAGCCTTGGCGGTGTCGGGTCGCAGGGGCTTGGCGGATTGCTTGGCGGCGTCTGACACCCGGTCAGGCTCACCAAACAGATCAGCAAAAGCGCTGTCCGGATCATCGGCCACCGATGCCCGGCGCTCTTCCCGGCGTAGCCGTTTGCGCTCTTTATCATATTGCTCCCACTTATCGAGTAGCCGGTTAAACAGTCCGGCGAAGTTGCTCAGGATCGTTAGCCATTTCATTCGATGCTTTCCGGTAGTTGCCCGCCATGACCTTTAACAGCTTGATTAACCAGGTCGGTAATTTTGCCACCCATTCCGGCGGCAGCCAGGCCATGAGCTGAGTCAGCACCCAAGCCGCAAAGCCCACGATGGTGATCCATTTCGCGGCAGCTTCACCACCGACAAACACCGCCAACAAATCAAACAGTGGCACCGCATCCGGGGCCGTGTCTGGGGTGAGGGTCATTGCGTTAACCGTGCCGACAAACATCCAGCCGGTGATAAAGACCAGCAAGGCATAAAGCCCGAGGCCAAGTTTTAACTGTTTGCGTGTTGCCATTCGTTCGTTCTCCCATTCAGGTGGTTGTGAGCGTCTGGCGAAATGTCATTCCCCCACGCCTGACGCGATAATCGTTTCGCCGCAACCAGTGAAGCGCCGGACCCAAAGAAGGGATCGGCCACCACATCACCGGGCTGGGTACTTTGTTCAATCAAGGTTTCAAACAGCTCGACCGGCTTCTCGGTCGGATAGCCTCGATGCACTCGCTTCACGGACAGCACGTCCGGAATGCCGAGATTGTTCAGCTTGCGCTTGCCCTTTTCAAAAAACAGCACGAACTCATAACGGGCGCGGTAGTGGTAGCCCATACCGATGGCGCATTTATCCCACACTAGCGGCTTCCAGAATTTGAAACCCGCTTCCTCTCCGAGAGGCTTGGCGTGGAACATGGTTTCCTGATCGCACATCAGATAGAAATGCGCGTTTGGCTTCAGCACTCGATAAACCTCGGCGAACAACTCCGCGAACCGCTCGTTCGGGAAGATGGAAAACCAGTCGTTACTGGAGGCTTTGCTGTGCTTGAGCCGGGTCGTGGTTCCCCGTTTACGATGCTTTTCCAGCGACTCATAAGGGGGATCGGTCACAAATAAATCGACGCTGTTATCTGGCAGTGTTCTGAGCCAATCCACAGCATCGCCTTGATGTAGTTTCATCAGGGGTTACTCCTTAAAAAAAGACGGCGGCACAAACAACGACCGCCGACAATATTCGGCACTCCATTGCCTACCCTGCTACACGTCTGCAAATGCTCGGTTGCGCCAGCCATTGATAAAGGCCGCTTGACTGGCATCCTTATCGACAATGGCGCGATACACTTCCCAGGCTCGCCACTTGATGCACACCATCAGCTGATCCGGATTCATGCCGTTAAGGGCGGCACGGGTACGCGACCCGATGATCCCGTCCTCTTTGAGGTTGGCCCCCAAATCGTTGGCACTGCGCTGGGCGATAAGCGTGGCGGTGGTGCCGCGCATGTTCACATAGAAGTTGAACAGCTTGGTGGCCACGCGCTGATCTCGAATTTCGCTCAGGCGGTAGTGGTCCCAGAAATAGCGGCGATAAAACTCGCGGGCATCGTCTGGCGTCAGTGCCATGATGTCGCGTTTATCGACGTGACCATCGCCATCCACGTCCCCGGCCTCAATCGGCAGGGAACGCAAAAAGCGCAATGAAATGCCGTAGGCCGTCGCCCCACCTTTATCGGCGGCATGATCAACAAAGCCGCCTTCATGTTTTAAAACGTCGTTAAACGCCAGGTTAAACTCGCTCATTTTCCCGCTCCCTTTGTCGCTTGGCGCGACGCTCTCGGCTGACATCCAACACAAAGCGGGCAAGTACAATCAAGAAACCGCCCACGGTGGTGATGTCCGCCACTGTGATCTCGATATGGGGAAGCGGGATCGGATAGTTCAGTAATGTGACCGTGTCCGGCGCGTCAGTTAACCCCGAGGCTTTTACTTTTTGGGTGGCACTGCTAACCCCGACGGCAGACCCGCCGAAATACGCAACCAGCCGCCCGGTATCCCAATGCTCCATCTGATCCCCAACTTTCAGGTATAAAAAAACCCCGGCTCACACTCGAATGAGGTGGCCGGGGTTTGCTTGTTTTTTCGTTCGCTGCGAATACAACAACAGCACGTTATCGAGAAAGGTAATTCAAACTGCCAACTTTTGCAACACCTTTTGTGTAATTTAATACACATTTTGTGTTCACCCTGCTAGACCGCTTTATTTTTTATTTCGTGACCTGTCACGTTATGACGCATTCGCCCACCGTGACAGGTCACGCTTGACGCGATTTTTCAACGCCGCTTTGAGGTGGCGAAGCGCTGCGCCCAACTTCATCCGCTGAATGAAAAACGCCTCGCGCTCCATCTGACGAAACTCAACCAGGGACATCGACGCCCCACCCATCACCGCCTTGGCATACGCCCAGCGGGTGATCACCACTAAGTTTTTCGACATAACTGTCCCCTATAACATCAGCGCCTTGGCTTTCTCGGTATGCCAACACTCGCCATCACCTTTAAACAATCCATCACAGCCGCCAGGCAGTGGGCTGCCACATTTACCGCAACACCCAAGCTCGGCCAGCTGCTGCTCTAACCGCTCAGCATCACGACGGATCAAGGTGGCGATGTACTCGTCGGCATCATACGCCCCACGAACGCCACCTCTGACCTTGCAGTTTTGCGCCAGCGTTTCCCGCTCACGCTTGGACAGTTTCACCTCGACCACCTTGATCTCAAACTTGGCCAAGCGGTCACGCTGGGCTTTCTTTCTCTCGGCGGGGGTCATTGCCTTGCCATGCTTTGGAGTTCTAGCCACAGCCATCGCTCCCACAATCGTCCACCTCCAGCGGCATGACATAGACCACTTTGGTCCCGGTCAGCACTTGCTGAAACTTGATCGCATAACTCATGCCCACGAACAACCCCGCACCGGCTAATATCGACAGGGTGAACACGGTCAGCATAGTGCCCAGCGCTTTCCCTATCGAGCGCAGTCCAGCCCAACCCGCCAACACCAGGGCGCGGCGCAATCCACGCCAGTCCCTTTTTTTGATGCAATCGACTATCTGCTCCATGTTTATCCCTCGCCTTTTACTTTTTGATATTTCACCATCAACCGCGCCAGCTGCTCCTGTTGGGATTGATAGCGGTTTTTCCCCAGGTGGTACTCAAGCAGCAACGTGGACAAGTCATTCCTGGACACCTCGCAAGTGTCCCCGTCACCCAACAGGGCGGCCTCACTCAAGCGGTTGAGGATGGT